CGTCTACACCCGGAAGATGCCAAGCGGGGAGATTCGCCGGCGGCGGGAGTGCCGGTATTGCGGGCGAAGGGTGACGACGACGGAACGTGTGGGCGCGTAGCCAACAAAATTCCCGCGAAAATGTCTACCGGTGTAACAATTTAGCGAACATTCATAGACAACACCGATCTTCGGGGTGCTGGCATGGTATATTCGTGACAGACGTGGGCGCACGACGCCACGCGAGGTTACGTTATGGCCGAATCAGTGGTTGAGCAGGCGATCAAGCAGAGCGCGCAGGGGCCGGCAAAGGCCAGCGGCGACTCAGGCAGCGTCGAGCAGCACGGCCTCGCGGACCAGATCGCAGCCGATCGCTACCTCGAAAGCAAGAGCGCGAGTCGTGGCAAGGGGATCGGGATCAAGTTTGCCAAACTCAGTCCTCCTGGGGCAGTGTAGTGATTATGCTTGGAGGCTCCGGCCTTCCCCCCCAACCCGTTGTGGTGATTGGGTACTCTGATACGCCTACGTCGGCGGTTGCGCCTGCGTCTCGGCCTCCTCGCGCCCGACAACTCGGCCGCGTAGTCCGCGCCAAGTTCGACTCGGCTCAGACTACGGCCGACAATCGTCGCCACTGGGCGAACGCCGACGGGTTGTCGCCGAACGCGGCGATTTCGCCGGAGGTTCGGCGCATACTGCGCAATCGCGTGCGGTACGAGGTTGCGAACAATTCATACGCCAAGGGAATCGTCATCACACTCGCCAACGACACCATCGGCACGGGGCCGCGTCTGCAGATGCTTACGGACGTCAAGAACGACAACGATCGCGTGGAGCGCGCCTTCGAGCAGTGGAGCAAGGCGATCGACTTGCCGGAGAAGTTGCGCACGATGCGGCTGGCGCGTGCCGAGAGCGGCGAGGTATTCGGCATTCTCACCAGCAACCCCGCCGTCGATGCGCCGGTGCAACTTGACTTACGGCTCATTGAGCCGGAACAGGTTACGAGCACGCCGGGCCGTCTGCCGCGAATCGGCGAGGCGGACGGCATCACTTTCGATACGTTCGGCAACCCGATCAATTACACTGTGCTGCGTAGCCACCCCGGTAATAGCGGCGTGTTCGCATCTTCAGGTGATTTCGACACAATACCCGCCGCCGCTGTGATTCACTATTACCGCGCCGATCGGCCGGGCCAGTGGCGCGGCATACCCGACATTACACCATCGTTGCCGCTGTTCGCACAACTGCGGCGCTACACGCTCGCCGTGATCGCGGCTGCCGAGACGGCTGCGGACTTCGCGGCGGTGATCTACACCGACGCGCCTCCCAACGGCGAGGCCGATCCGCTGGAGCCGATGGACAACGTTGAACTTGAAAAGCGAATGGCGACCGTGCTGCCCGGCGGGTGGAAACTCGGCCAACTCCAAGCCGAGCAGCCCGCGACGACGTACGCCGAGTTCAAGCGTGAGATCCTCAACGAGATCGCGCGCTGCCTGAATATGCCTTTCAACGTCGCGGCGGGGAACTCAAGCGGGTACAACTACGCGAGTGGACGGCTCGATCATCAGACTTATTTTAAGTCGATCCGCGTCGATCAATGCCACATGCAGACTGTGGTTCTCGATCGCATCCTCAGCGCATGGTTCGATGAAGCCGTGCTCATCGAGGGCCTGCTGCCCCAGTCGATGCGCCTCACCGGCGTCGCCACGCCGCACACATGGTTCTGGGATGGCATGGAACACGTCGATCCCGCCAAAGAGGCGACGGCGCAGGCGACGCGGCTGGCCAATCACACGACGACACTCGCGTGCGAGTTCGCGCGGCAGGGGCGCGACTGGGAAGACGAACTGCGCCAGCGGGCGCGTGAAATCGAATTGATGAATGAACTTGGACTATCGACAGCGCCGGTTCAACCTGGCGAGAACAACGCAGACGTAATGAACGAGGACACAAGCAATGGCTAAAAGCAAGGCGCCAACGCGATCAGCATCGCCGCCACACGACAATCGCGCCGCAAAGTCGATCCAGATTACTGCGCAGGCGCAGATTGATATCGCGGCTGCGGCCGGCGAAGGCCAGAGCGCACTGCCGCGATTCAAGATGGTGGCGTACACGGGTATTTCCATGCATTTGGCTTCATGGCGCGATCCGGTCGTAATCGACTTGGCAGGCCTCAACATCCCTTCACAGATGCGGCCGATCCGTTTCAGCCACAACCCGGCCTCGGGTGTGGGCCACACGGATGCGATCCGCATCGAACAGGGGCAACTCATCGCCTCGGGCATTGTTTCGCGCGGCACCGAGGCCGCGCGTGAGATTGTTGCCTCATCAAAAAACGGCTTCCCCTGGCAGGCGTCGGTGGGAGCCTCAGTTGAGGAGTTCGAGTTCATTCGCGATGGGCAGAAGGTAATTGTAAACGGCCGGGAGTTCGCGGGACCGGTGAACGTCGTCCGCAAGGCAACGCTCGGCGAGATCAGTTTCGTGGATGCTGGCGCTGATGAAAACACAAGTGTGAACGTCGCGGCGAAGGCCGCTGACAAGGAGAACAAAATGCCAATTGAAAACACCGACAACGTACCCGAAACGCAACCCAGCACTGAATCAGCGAACGATGCAGGCAAGGTTAACGCCAGCGCGGTGGATGACATCCGCGCGCAGGCAGTGGCCGAGACCAGCCGCATCGCGGAAGTCCGCCGCCTCTGCGCCGGCCAACACGGTGACATCGAGGCGAAGGCGATCAGCGAGGCTTGGGATGCAACGCGCACCGAACTGGAAATCCTCCGCGCCAATCGGCCGCAGGCTCCGGCGATCCACATTCACGACCAGAACGTCAGCACTCAGGTGCTTGAAGCGGCGTGTGTGCTTACGGCCGGGCTGGAGAAGCCTGAGAAGCACTGTGAGGAGAAGGCGCTCGATCTTGCCGGAAAGCGTTTCCGCGGTGGCATTGGCTTGCAGGAACTCCTACTCGAAGCGGCGTGGGCGAACGGCTACAGCGGCCGCAACTTCCGCGATAGCCGCAGCGTGCTGAGGTTCGCCTTCAACCCCGGCGTCGAGGCGGTGATGAGCACCATCGACATCAGCGGGATTCTGAGCAACGTCGCGAACAAGTTTATCCTCGATGGATTCTCTTCGATCGAGAAGACATGGCGCAACATCACCGCCGTGCGCAACGTCAACGACTTCAAGTTGTTCACGTCGTACCGACTCGTCGGCAAGGATCAGTATGAAATCGTCGCGCCCGGCGGTGAACTCAAGCACGGCACGCTCGGCGAAGAGACGTACACTAACAAGGCCGACACTTACGGCCTCCAGTTGTCCGTTGACCGCCGCGACATCATCAACGACGACCTTGGCGCCATCACGACGGTTCCGCGTAAGTTGGGGCGTGGCTCCGGCCTGAAGATCAACGATGTCTTCTGGACGAAGTACATGGCGAACAGTGGCTTCTTCACTGTTGGCAATAACAACTTCCTCAGCGGCGCCGATACGGCCCTGACCATCGACGGCCTGACGAAGGCTGAGGTTGCCTTCATGGATCAGGTTGACGGCGACGGCAAGCCGATCGGCGTGATGCCTTCGATCATGCTCGTGCCGACGTCGCTATCTGCCATCGGATCGCAACTCTTCAAGAGTCTTGAGATGCGCGACACGACGGCAAGTACGAAGTTCCCAGTGAACAACCCGCACCAGGGCAAGTTCCGCGTCGAAGTGAGCCGCTACCTGGGCAACGCACAGTACGCGGGCAATTCGAGCAAGGCGTGGTATCTGCTCGCCGACCCGGCCGATCTGCCGGTGATCGAGGTGGCCTTCCTCAACGGTCAGGAGTCGCCGACGATCGAGACCGCCGAAGCGGACTTCGGCGTGCTGGGCATCCAGATGCGCGGGTATCACGACTTCGGCGTGAACCTGCAAGACCCGCGTGGCGGAATCAAGAGCAAGGGTGAAGTCTAAGTATGGTGTGTAAGAGTCTGGTGGAAACCAGTTTCGTCCGCACCAACTAATTCAGGAGTTTTGACATGGCGCAAGCAACATTCGTACAAGATGGAAAGTCGATTGACTACACCCCCGCCGGCGATATTGCCGCCGGCGAGGTGGTGGTGCAAGGGGAACTCGTCGGCATATCGAGCGCACCAATCGCGGCGAACGCACTGGGTTCGCTTATGGTGGCCGGCGTGCTTGACTTCGCAAAGGCAACCGGCGGGGCCACAGCCATCACCGCAGGCGCGGTCGTCTACTGGGACGACGCCGCAAATGTGGCAACCACGAACGAAGCCGCAGGCGCAAACAAGCAGATCGGCAAGACGATACTTGCGGCTGCCGACGCCGACGCGACGGTTCGTGCAAGGCTCTCGCAGTAGTCATGGGGTGTGTCGA